CGGATCTCGGAGATTATCTCTCTGTTTTACAGTCCCTCTCTTTCAAGAGAGTCCTGGCACGTTAGTTGGAGTTTATTATGCCTAACGAGTATCAGACTTTTAGTGTCCCTTGCGTTACTAAACGCCAAAGTTGGTTTGCTGGATCTACTACAGGTCCGACTTATACCAACGATGTGGAACTCTCTGGGTCTAGGAATCGTGTCAGCGTGGTAACCCCAGACTTTCCTCATAAGAGGATGACTGGGAAACTCCCTGAAAACCCATTTACATATATGGAAGATATCACCCACAAGTCCAAGGGAAGCAGTGTGAAAATTGCTAACCAAGGTAAGTGGAATGAGTCTAAGTATACGGTGGATGGAATTTTCGGTACACCCGTCATGTCAAGTCCTTTCTTGTCTTCGGTTATTCGGTTCAACCAGTATAATCTGGCTGTTGCGGATCTCCGAAATAAGGTGAAGGACAGTGATTTTGACGCTGCTGTTTTTGCAGGCGAGGGTCGGGAGACCTTCCGCATGTTTGAGCAGTTTGCGAGATCGTTCAATAAAGCAGCTAACGCTGCAAACGCTGGCGATCTTAATGGTGTTCTCAATGCTCTTGGCCTCCGACGTAGTCGGAAAGTTTTGGAGCTTTGGGCGGCTAACGTTTGGCTGGTATTTAATTACGGCATCTACCCCTTGATTAGTGATATCCAGTCTGCTCTTAAAGAGATTGACAAAAATATCACTGACGATCGGTATTATCTGGCTAAAACTCGTAAAAACTATCTTGATCATAAAACTATCCCAGTCGCAATGACTGGAGGAGTTCATGAGCAGGATTGGGATTATAAGCTTGAAACCAGTGCTCGCGTTAAGTATCGGATATCGGACCCTTCATTTGCGACGGCATCGAGACTAGGACTAACAAATCCTTTTCCCGTTATATGGGAGCTTACAAAGCTCTCGTTTGTTGTAGATTGGGGTCTGAAAGTCGGAAATTGGCTTTCTCAATTCGATGCTTTAATCGGCAAAGAATGGGAGACCGGTTCTCTGACTCAATTTGAGCGCATCCGCTGTCGCGGTGAGTGGGTGAGGACTTCTCAGGCGGGGTACGACTTTGTCCGTGAGAATGTCACCTATGGTTGGGAGTTTGTGTCTTGCGAACGCAGGACGCTAACTGCTACCTCGGTTCCATTTCTTCCGGGTTGGAAGTACAACGCTGATAGTTCGAATCATCTTCTGACTGCTGCGGCTTTGTTTCGTCAACGCCTCTAAGAGGCATAAGGAGTTAATGATGTCTGCCATTGGTAACATCGTCATCAACGACGGGGCGGCAACGCCCGTCGCACATACTTTCAGTCCTGTCGGTATCAACGCCGCCAATGTGGCCTCCTGGAAAGACCGGTCTCCGGCCTATCCCGTTGGTTACAATTCTTTGTCGTTGCTTCTGCGTGAGCCCGTAAATGGGTCTGCCAGTCGCAATTACAAGATGTCTCTGAAGCTTGTGCTTCCGACGATCGACACGAGCACTGGTACACCTGTAAAGGTGTATGATGCGTTTGCGTCGGCTGAGTTTGTCATTCCTGAACAGGCTACCCTTCAGAACCGTAAGGATCTGTTGGCCCTGCTGAAGAATGCACTTGCGAATGCTGCCATCACGGCGGCAGTCCAAGACTTGGAAAACGTTTACTAACGTTTCTTCTTGAACTCATACGAGGCGTAAGCCCCGTACATCGGAGATACATATGCTGTCTAAGACGCATTTCAGAGTGGGTCCTAGAAAGGCCCATGGCGTTAACTTGTCGATAACCGATGAGTTTGTTCTCAACTTTCTCTCAGGGCTCGATACTCCTCGTGCATTAACCGTTTGGCTGATGTACGAGAGTGGAGAGCACGCACAGCTGGTTGCCTTAGACTGTGATCCGTTGAGTTATATCGACGGATTTCGGTTTCGGGACGATTATGCTGCGACTCTGCTCTTGCGCAAGGCCGATTTCCTTAAAACCGGAATCGACTTGCGTCAAGTTGCCATGAAGAAATTCATGGAGTCAGAGTTGAAGTGCCAGGAGACGAACCAGCGTTTTAGAAACTTGGGATCTGACCCGTTGTATCAGGGTCAGACTGCTAGCGTGCTTTTTGATGCTAGTAGGAAAATTTCCTTTGTTTTGGGACGCATTTCTTCTGAGGAGTTAGTTGATTGTTCAAACTGGGGACCTGGAGCCACGGCCTCTTTACGAGACGTGGATACCTCCAGACCTAATAAGTTCTGGAAAGATTCTGGAACAACGCCGCAACTGTTAGGCTTTGTCACACCTTGGTTCGCCAAGGCTTTTCCTTTGTGGTCTCAAGGTATTAATTACTTTGAGGTCATTAGAGGGAACGTGATTCTCTTTGTGCCTAAAGATAGTCGAAGTCATCGAACCATAGCTAAAGAGGTGGGGATAAATTCCTTTCTTCAAAAAGGTTGTGGAACTATGATCAGACGTCGTCTTAAGCATAGAGCCGGTATTGACCTCAATTCACAGTCTGATAATCAGATTGCTGCTTTGAAGTCATCTATTGATTCCTCATGTGCTACAATTGACTTAAAGAGTGCTAGTGATAGCATTGCGACTGGGCTCGTTCGGTTTCTCCTTCAATGGAGTCCGGATTGGTTCAGTCTTCTCGACGTCTTGCGTAGTCATGAGGGCGCTCTAGAAGGACAGTCCATTCGATACCAGAAGTTTGCCTCTATGGGCAATGGCTTCTGCTTCGAGTTGGAATCCCTGATATTTTGGAGTATTGCTGTTAGCTGCTGTGAGGCAGTTGGCAGTGATCCTCTTGATGTCAGGGTCTACGGGGATGACATTGTCATTCCTGTGGGTGCTGTCCCCCTCCTCCGCTCAGTCTTGGATTTCTGCGGATTCACGGTGAATGAGTCGAAGAGTTTTTCTTCGGGTTATTTCCGCGAGTCTTGTGGTGTCCACTATTGGGCGGGGGTCGACTGTCAACCTTACTTCCTTAAGGAAGCAATTGATGATCTTTCACGAGTTTATAGAGTTGCAAACGCAGTCAAAAGGCTAGCATTTCGTCGCTGCGGTAGTTTATACTGTGGCGGCGTAGATAGGAAACTTTTTTCTGCGCATGCTGCCCTTGTCCATCGTGTCGACAAACGCTACGCGTTTCGTATACCTGATGGCATTGGCGATGGAGGCTTCATCTCTGATTGGGATGAAACCTCTCCTCCTTTCCGCCGTCCAAAAGACGGCTGGGAAGGTTGGCTCGTACGCTCTTGGGTTGTGAAACCCATTGAAAGATCGTCAACTCATATGGGTATATTATTTGCCCATCTGAAGGATCGGTCAGTTGATAGAGGATGGAAAAATTCTTATCCTCTGAGGGGCCGGACCAGGAACGTTATCCAGACGTTACTGGTAGTTAGTTGGCCTAGCTTCGGACCTTGGGTTTAACCCTTAGTCCTTTTTTTTGTCGACTTGGAATGTCGGCGGGTGAAGGGACAATTTTACCTTCACCTCTTAAG